AAGTTGCCAAACAAACCAGTGAGAGGCGGGAAATAGAACAGTCTCCTACGCTGGGAATTTTTTCTGAACTAGCACAAACTCAAAGCGAGTTAGCTAGTATTGGAGAAGTTTTAGTAAACAGGATACTACAGCACTCTGGTGAGAAGGCAGCAGAAATATACAAAGGTATGGTTTCAGATGTTGGAAGAGTAATGCCTGAAAGTGTAGATGATTTTCAACGTGCCCTAAACAAAGTTATTTTTGACGAGTTACTGAGGCAAACTTCACGGGCAGAACTAGAAATTAAAAGTTCAAACAGAGAGCTTACAGATTTTTCAGCACTAGATGATGCTATGAGAGAAAACAAAGAATTGATAGCAACAGTGGTTGGTGACGATTCTTACGGCGCAATGAAATCTTTTGTTAAAATGGGTACTCTTGCTGACAACACCTCAAAGGCTGTTTACGGTGGTGACATTAACGCTATGACTGAGAGTGCAGCATTGTCTCGTATGTGGGGTGTTGCCCGTGGTGTTGTTAGCTTGAGGTACGTTGGTTCAGAGTGGTTGCTCAGAAAATTTGCATCTAATAGAAACGAAGCTCTTCTCCAAGTTATGGCTGTTCCCGGTTTAGCACAGCACATTATGTCGGGTGTTGAGAATAATAACTACCGTCCTTTTTTCAGAACAACAATGTCGCAAAACCTTATTCCTCAACTTGCAGCTATTATGTCAGATGGGGAAGTAACTTCAGAAGATTACCAAGAAAGCTTGAGAGCGTTAAGCAGCCTTTACCAGTCTTCTAAAGAAAACAACCTAGACTTTGTGGATAATGTTGTTTCATTAATACTTGCCACACGTAATGAAAATCAATTGGCTGAACTTAATGAGATTAAAGATATTGTTACTCAATTTACAGACCCTACTACTGAGTCCAGAAGTGCTTTGCAAAAACAAATGGACGCCCTAAAACCAAGACCAAGGGTAACGGAAAGTATAATGGGCGCTATGAAAGGTAACGTGGAAGGAAAACGATTAGCTCCTTTCGGAAGACAGTAAGGTGGCTTCTATGTCACAAGACGCAGACTTGATGCTTGCCATAGGGCGACTTGATGGAAAGATGGACGCTCTTATTAAGGCATACGAATCTCTTCAAGGAGATATAAAGTCTTTGTCTCGCAGAGTTAACACCCTAGAAAAAGAACGCTCCCGACTATACGGTGCAGGGTTTATCCTTGCAGTAGTCGGGAGCGCAATTATGTGGATGGTATCTACTTTTAAAGGATCATAATATGTTAGGCGGTCTTCCTGTAGAATTAATTACAATGCTTGGTTCATCTGTTCTGGGTGGTGTGATGTCCATTTGGGGACAGAGCATCAAGTCAAAAGAAGCCAACAACAAAATGATGATGGCTATGATGAGCAAAGAAGCTGATGTCATCGACAAAGCTCGCCGGTATGAGAACCCTCACTTTGCTTGGACGCGACGGCTTATTGCTTTGAGTGCAATAGGAGCTATCATTGTTTGGCCCAAAGTAATTGCTGTCTTCTACCCAGACATTGCTGTTACGGTTGGCTGGACAGAGTTTAGGCCGGGGTTCCTGTTCTTTGATGGCAAGGAGATATTCCAGTGGAAGCAGATGACCGGCATGGTCATAACGCCACTCGACACACACCTTGTGTCTGCAATTGTTGGGCTGTACTTTGGTGGATCACTGGTTAAAAAGTAACACTTCAATTTAACCTAGTCTTTTTAATCGCCTCGTATACCTCTTCGACTGTACCCTTCTTTTTGTCTAGGGGTTCTTCTATAACTTGTTCTGACGTAGGCATACCGCAATACGTTTCTACACTCTGCACGATAGCTTCAACCAGTTCTGTTGCATAACCAATCAGGTTGGCTATGTCGTGTGTGTAGTCAAACTCAGGCAAAGCCTCATCCATAAACTCTACAAACTCTTCTGTGTCGAGTTTGCTAACTTCAATAGCTGGTGACAAAGACAAGTCTTTATCCAGCATCAAAGAAAAAGAAAGGACGTTGATAAAGCGTCCTTCTTTTTTTGTGTCCTGCATATCAGACATCGACTACCTCACAGACATCACCCACGCAACTAAACTCTTGGGTGCCCTTTGTGTTGTCTTCCTTCTCGTACTCTTGGAGTTTGTAGAAATCAATCTCCTCTGGCATCTTAGACAACAGATCACTGTAGGTAGTCTTGTCTATTTCTTCATACGGAGCTTGCGTGTAAACAGCGTCACTGTGTGGGAAGAAAGAAACCCCCGACATGAAGTCAAAGTTTTCGTATACCCACGCTGCAACAGCAAGCCACTCGTGTTCCTTAACCGTAATAGTAATGCTGGGTTTGTGTTCGCACCAATGCTTTTGGTACGTAAGCCAGAGTTCAAGATGTTCCAAAGGTGTAAGTTCATCATTAATCATTGCTCCTTCCGGGGCTTTAATAGGAAAAGAAAACACAGCAGTGTTCTTGCTCTCGACATCTCCAACAGCATCCTCACATGGAATACCGGCATCTACTAGGAACTGTGTCAGTGGGTCTTTCTTGTCCCCACGAACGCGCCTGATGTAGTGTTTGCTGTGTCGGGGGTGGATACCACTGGCAGCGTCTACAAGCTGGCTAACGGTCCCTGATGGCTTCACACAGGTAATGGCTGTACTCTGGGGTACGCCCAATGCCTCTGCCCACTTCTTGTTTGTGGTTACAGCAACTTCCCGCAAGCTTTCTAGCACAGCAGCAAGATTGCCGTCCTTACCATTAGTAAGGGTGTTGTCCAGAATGCCAGTCATGCTTACGCCCAGCAGTCTTTCTGCTTCTGTGGTGTCCTTCCAAATCTTTCTGAGGTATTTAAAATCAGTAAGAGTAGATTGATATGTACCTAGAATAGTAGCAAGCTGTACTTTTTTAGCTAGACTTTCTTTTGTGTCGTTCTTTTTAACCACCACCTCTGTAAGATTACAGAACTGGTTGGGTCGTAGGATAATCTCACAACAGGGGTTCGTACCAAACTCAAACTCTGGATCGCGCCTACCATTGACAGCAACCTGTTTCTTGGCAGCAGCACGACTGAACATGCCCCTCTCACCTGACCGGCTCTCGTACAGTGAGTGCCACTCCTTCATAAACACGTTCATGTCAGGCACAGACTTATACACAGCAGAGTTGTTAGCGTAGGACCGATAGCTGTGGTTGTTCCACCAGTCACCAGACTTGGATGCCCGTATCAGATCGTCGCTAAGATTGCTGAGAGAGATAAGGGCTGAACGGCGCACACCGCCTACAACTACTACTTGTGCCGTCTTACAAACAAGATCGTGACACTCTATGCTGCTTAATCGCCGTCCAGCCGCTTTAGTAAACATGTTAACTGCAAAGCGGAACAGATCATTCAGTGGCTCTGGGCCAGAGGCCCGTCCCCCAAAGGTCTTTAGCCGCGCACCGGCAGGACGTACAAGCGACATATCCCACGTTGGGATTTGCCCTGCATACAGCAGAGACACCAATTCCTTAAATGCTCTTGCCCAACCTGACTTGCTGTCTTTAACTTTAATTATTGTTGTGCTGTCCTCAAAGTGTTCCGCTACGTCTGGAAGTTTAGTGATACACTCACGCTCAACAGAAAAGCCCACGCCTGTGCCATTCATAAGGATGTACAACACCTCATCAAAGGCTCTTGGGCTGTCGATAGGAACGTAGCTACAGTTGTATGCAGCTACATTGCACCGCTCAACAGCAGGGCCAGCAGTCATCAACAGCCGCATAGACGGCATGATATCTAGGTTCAGCACAGCACTCTGTAGTTCTGTACGCAGACTTTTGTCGAGACTAAAGTCATTACGTTCTTGGAGCCGTTCTTCCATGTAATTAAAGTATCGGTTGACAGTTTCGTCCCACGTTTCTCTGCGCTGTTCATCGTCCATCCAGCGGGAGTAACGAGAAGTATGGATGTACTTCTGGTACGGGGTTGGCAGTTCAGTCATATTAGTTGCGTTCATTTATTATACTCCACTTAAATCTGGTTCTTTGTAGTTGGACGACTTCAACACTTTGCCGTCCTCCCTGTAAATCGGTTTGCCGTCATCCCCAAGCTTTGACATGTTGGACTCATGCACCCTATCAAAGATAGCATCCATGTCCCAGCCGTAATCAACGAACAGCCCAGTCAAAACATATAACAGATCAGCCGCTTCCTTCTTCATCATGTTAAAGGGCATAGGATCATCAGAGGAGTATGAAAATACTAAGGACAATGGAATAGCTTCCATTAATTCTTTGTACTCTTCTTCAATTAGTTTTATACGCCTGTGTATGGATGGTGTTTGACCAAAAGCTTCTTGGAACTCTTTGACGGACTCATAGAATTTGTTCACATCCCAACTCCCTTTTCAAATTCTAGGTCAACGTCATATTCTTTTCGCTTCCTACTGAGGTACTCCAAGTACCACAAAGCTTTATCTAAGTCTTCCATAGGCTTTCCCTTGTACTCATAACGAGCAAGGTACTTTATGACATTACCTTTAAGGTAACCTAGAAACTCTCTCTTTGACATAGACTCTTCTAACAATTGGATTGTTTCAAGATTACCTACGTTGTAATGAGCAGGGCTGTTAACATTGTCATTCGTCATAGTCATCTCCAAACAACCACTGGTCATTAATAACTCTGCTGTGGTATTTAAAACTGTGCTTGTCACACCAATCACCATAGGTTGTTTTTGATCGTTTGTTTATCTTGGTGTTAGCATTCATAAACACAAAGCGAACGTCAATGCTAGGATGCTGCTTGCGAAAAGTCAAATGTTTAGTCCTGTCTTCAGACGTAAAGAACCCTTTAGTTTCTACATAGAAGTTATGTTCTGGTATGTAAAAGTCTGGGGTGTAGGTTGTAGGGTTTGGTACATACTCATAGGAGTCTGGTTCGTAATCAAAGCTAACACCGCGCTTTATAAGATCACTTGCAAACCCAACCTCAAAATTACTTCTGTACTTTGTGCCCATTGCATTTCGTGTCGAGCGTTTACGTTTTGACATAATGCGGCCTGTATCTGGATTGCAGCAATTGGATGCTGTCTAAAAGAAACTCTTTAGTTTTGGGGCACTCAGTATTCATTGGGCTGTTGGCTTCGCCAGATAAAAAATTTTGCTCAATAAAAACACAAGCACCATACTTTAACACATTGATTATGTTGTTTAAATCGTTCTGTATTTTTTTACAGTTTGCTTCGTAGTTGTCGTCACTCCAGTATGCTTCTATGGACATAGCAGGAACCCGCTTTATTGTTATTGGCAAACACCGATCATTCCCACGCTTCCAACTTTCTCCCCCCTCACCCTTTTCATTTTCATCATAAACAAAATAACATTCTTTGTTAAAATTAACGTCAGAATTAAAAATTCTGTTGACTACTAATACTGGCATCAAAGTTCCTCCGTAACATACTTGGAATACCAAACCATTGGTGGGTTTGCTCTGGCAGAAGCAACCTTGTACTTCATCTCAGCCTTGGGCCAGCAATGTTCTTTGAAGTCACAGAAAGAACAGGTAGTGCTTAACACTCGGTTGCCTGTCTTTTGTTTCCTGTACATCTCAGGCTCATCTTCTAGCTTCTGTACCTTAATCGTAGGGTCTTGAAGCACTGTCATGTTGTACTCTGCTTTAGCCAGAGCCGCCTTACGTTCTTCATCCTGTATGGATGGGGCGTTACATACCAACAGTTCACCGGAAGACTTATTCATAACAATCCAACCACCGAAGGGTTTGTCTACGGCTGCGCTGTACAGGTAACCCTGTAGCACATAGCCAAATGGATCGTTGTCTTTAACTTTGTTGTAGTTTGCAAACTTGTTCATGTAAGCGTAAGGGCTTGCAGTTTTAATGTCCCACACCTTACCATCAATGATTACATCAAGGGTGCCATTAACTTTAACACCAGCTATTTCAAGCGATACCTTTTCTTGATATGCCTCGACGTTTATTCCTGCCTCTTTCATTTCGACGTACAGCAATGACTCAAGCCAGTCCCCGAATAGGAACCTGTTGACAGCGTTGTAGTCCATCTTCTTGTTGACCTTGACGCCATCTCGTTCTAGCTGCTGTTGGCACAGAGGCTTGCCCAGACCAGACATACGAGGTCGCCACTTCTGTGTAGCCTTCTCGTTTGAGAACTGACGGTTTGCTGACGCAATCAATTCATTTGACAACAGAGCAATAGAATCGGGGGAAAGTTTCCCTTCCCCCGAAACGACTCTTTGCAAATAAATTTGCAAGTATTCTTTGATGAGGTTAGTCATCAGCATCCATTGATTCTACAATCTGCGCGTCAGCAAAGTCCCCACGGGCTTCTTTGTATTCTGACTCGATGTAAGCATTGTGAGAGTTAACAGACTCAACGAACTTCTCAAGAATAGGCACATCAACCGCTGGGTCAAACTCAACGTAATCCTTAACGTCGATCTTTGACTTGTAGTAGATGTTCCCACCGTACTTCTGTCGTAGCGTAGAAAGCGTTGCTCTCGTATTGAACAGCAGCTTACCTTGCTTCTCTAGAGTCTTGATCCAATCCGCGACGGGCATGAAGTTACTGCCACGAGCGTACCAGACAGCGGGTGTAGCTTCGATAGAGTCAGTCTCGACCATACCGTAGACTACTTGGGCGCACTTGATGTTAGCTTGCAGTGTCCTCTCTGGGTCGTCAGAAGACAAACCTTCCAAGTCACGCTTGTTGAGCTTGCCACAGCGGATTCCGCCAGCAGTGTCAAAGAACTCATCACCAAAGGATGCCCCTTGGATCGACATACTGCCGTAAGATTGCTCCGCATTGTCCCAGACAGTGTACATGTACCGCCGCAGGAATGGCCGGAAGGTTACTTCTTTGGAGTGTTGCCACTGCCCAGAAGCATCCTTGAACTTCCACTGTCCTCTCGGAAGGGTGTTACCTTCTTCATCTTCAGTGTTGTGTTCAATGGCAAGCTTGGGTAAAAAGTCAACGCTTTTTGTAGACCCCGCCTCACTAGCTTGACCCAGCAAAGCCATGATCTTAGCATTATCTGCTTTATCGGCTGTCACTAGATCAGTCAGTGATTGGGTTTCAACAACAGCTAAGTTACTCATTCATTACGTCCTTTCGTAAACGCCGACTTCTTTTAAGTCGGACCAGTTAGTTCCAATTTTTAACTCGATGCCAACAGGCATGTTGTACTCAACGCCAAACCTCAGAGAACACTCGTCTTTAAGACTTAGCATTGCATCCTTCATTAACTCTATACAGGTTTCCTCTTCATCAGGGTGAACATCCATGACAATACTATCATGGACTGTGTTACAAATCAAGCTTTTTATTCTACTTTCTTTAACTTTTTTATGCAACATTACCAATGAGATAGGTAAAAGATCAGCCGTTGCAAATCCCTGAACAGGATAATTTTTTATTTGTGTTGAGTTAGAGTAACCGCCACTGGGATACTTCCTAACATTAGGAAACATGTATTCCCTAGTTGATGGGAGAGTAAGCTTTTTCCTCACCAGTGCCTCGTTACATAGCCTCTGTTGCCATTCTGCAACACCAGAGTACTTCTCAAGAAATGCGGTGTAGTATCGACGTTCCGCCTCAGTGCCTGACGTACCACCATAGAGGGGTTTAAATGTGTGTGCCTTTGCGTCTTGTCGAGATACACCGATAATGTCCGCAGTATATGAGTGGACATCAATCTTATTCTTAACGTCTTCAAGAGCCTGTTTGTCTTGAGAAAGGAAAGCAGCCACCCGAAACTCTAGCTGACTGTAATCCCCCTCAAGTATCTTACCGTTTTCAAAACGGCTCACGATAGCAGCGCGGACAGGAAAAGTACCACTTCTAGGCATGTTCTGAAAGTTAGGATTGCGCGAAGATAAGCGGCCCGTTGCTGTTATGCACTGCATAAACTGTGGATGTATGTATCCTTTCTTGTTTGTATTAATTTTAATATTTTCTATAAAAGTATTAAGGTATGTAGAAAGAGCATTGTACCTCATGTACTTTTCAAGAAACTCTCGTTTGTCCCCATCAACCTGTAGAAGCTTGCTGCGGATAGTTGTCATGTCTGTCTTAAAACCGTGAACAGACAAGTCCTTCTCGTTCTCTGGGCGCAAACCAATGCCAGCCACATCTGTTGTTTCGTTGTAGACAGAGCCACGACCGAAGCAAGTCTTACACTTGCGGGGCATACCGTAGCTACCGTCCTTACGTACAAACTCAACGCTGCCCCTGCCACCACAGTTGGTACAGTCTCTGCGCCTTGTCTTCTTGACAGGCTTGACCAGTGGGATGTACTTCATAATGAACTGTCTGTGGGCTGTAGTCCTGACAAACTTCTTCTTACGCTTGCCGTCCTTCAACACAGTGCCGAGATCAAACTTTGCCTTCCAGACCTTCTTGTCCTTAACAGCAAGAGAGTAGAAAGAACTTGGACCGATCTTCGGCAGACGCAAGGTTGATGGGCGTGTCCCCACACAGATCGTTAATGATTCGATCAAGGTCTTCCGCTAGGTCAGCATACTCTTTCTTGAAGTCCCTCTCAATCTGAGAGAGCTTGTCAACATCAATCCGAATGCCGTTTGTCTCTACGTCACAGAGAACACGACAGACATCCATATGAAGCTTGACCACAGGTTCCATCATTGGACAGACCATTCCTTTAAATCTATTTCAAGTAACTCTGCCTGTGCCATTGCTAAGTCATAAGTAGAGTTAACGTCCTGTGTACCATACTCCTCTAAGATAGTCCATGACATCTCATCCGGCTGGGTACTCCAGTTGTCGATCAGTCCTGTTTTCTTTTGCTGCACGTTTCTTCTTTTGCAACAGGCATCAAGGTTTATCTCTCTGTTCATGCCTCTGGCAAGCAAGTACTCAACGCCCATTGTATCCCACACAGCAGCATCATAAACAAAGCCACAGTACAGGAGCCACTGAAGATCGTACTTGATGTTGTGACCAATCAGCAGCGTTGTGCTGGACAGTACATCCTGCAACAGCCCAAAGTTATTGGGTGTAGGTGGCCTGTCGCTGTGAAAGAAACAAAGGTAATCCTTGTCTCCTGTGTCCGTCTTGTATCCAACAGACACCAATTGATTTTTGCCAGAGTATGGAGAACTATCCTTTTTAGAAAAGGTGTTCTCAATATCTAAACAGGTAATCATACGTAGTACTTTCCTGTTGCAATGTTTAAGAATGCGTGGGCTGTACCATGCCAGCCATTGACCTTGTTCTTGCTGATAGTAAGGAACCTCGTGTTGTCGTCAACACCCAAGCCCTTGCCTATGCCAAGGATGACATCTGCCTCACCAGCCTTGCCGGTACGACTGTTGTCCATCATGGAGAAGTCAATGATCTCCCGCTGGTGCGCCTCGTAGTTAGCCTGAGACACAGCCCAAACAAGACAGTCATTGCGCTTGCCTAGTTCACGGCCCATGACGTACAACTCTTTAAGCCGCTCGTCACCGCGCCCAAAGTCACCACCAATCTTAACCTTATCTAGTTGGTCGATGAAGATGACATCAGGTTTGTTCAGAGTGGTGAAGCTGTTTATCTCTGTGATGTCCGTGCCTACGGAATCAATAACAACAAGGTTATTGCCAATAACATCATCGTAGGTAGACTTGTAATCATGCCTGTTCTCCAACAAAGTATATTTATCTATATCAAAGAAAGCTGTTGTTATTCTCAGCTTTACTTTCTTGGCTAGTTCTTCGTTGGCCCAGTAGTGTACCTTCTTACCTTGTGCAAGGTACTGAGCCACAAGGTGGGCGCAGAAGCTGGTCTTGCCAACCTCTGGCCGTGCAAAGATGACACCAAAGTCAGCGCGGTTCATCCCCGGTAGATGTTCTTCCATAGAAGGAACGCCAAACAAAAACTCTGGTGGCTTATTGTTGGACTCGACTAACTCATCAAAGCTTTCATGCACAATGGTAAAGGTTTCGTGCCCTTCCATTGAGTTGTTAGTTACGCGGTCCATAAGCTTTGCGATGTCAGAGAAAGCGTTCTCATCATCGCCCACCCAGAACTGCACAGCCTTCTCACCTATCTGCTTCGCCATGCTGCGCTGCCAGAACTTCTTGGCATAGTCGTAGGCTAGGTTGTCGTCCATCTCGGGGACACTGCACAGGCTGGTGATTAGTTCATTGGCCTCGTCGCCCTTGCTGTCAGGCATGGCAGGGAACATCATCCCGTGGACAGCGTGGACTGTCTTGGCATCCAACAGTTCAATGTTGTCGTACTTCAGATGTGCTTCAGTGATGGCCTGTGCTATCGACCGCCACTCCTTGGGAAACATCTGGGGTGTTATAAAATTTTTTATTTTCTCCCAGTGTTCTGTTCTGAGAGTGGAAGCAAGAAGGTTTAGTTCTAGGTTCTCCATGTACTAGCTTCCGTTCTTAATCATCCGCGACTGGGAAGGCGTAAGCTTCTTACGCATATGGAGTGGTGGCTTCTTGTGCCTACGCTTGGAGCGTTTCTTCGGCGCGTAGTCATTGTTGAAAGCAGATTTCTTAGCCATGATTACATTCTTTCTCTGTAAAAAATTCCTCAAGGGTTTCTTCGTCCATACTTTTTATGTCCACATTTGGGAACATAACAGACATGCCCTTGACCTTGTGCTTGAGTCTAGCACACATTGACATGCTATTCAATGCGGCGTCTTTATCTAAACAAATCAATACTTTACTGTAGTTTGTTTTAGTTAAATGGCAGATAAGATTCTCTGACATTGCAGTACCGGACAGCGCAATGCCAACGTAGTTGTCCAGACTGGATACAACACAAGCTGAAGGTATGTCCTCCACCACAACGGCAACAGCCCCCGAACCAATAACGTAGTCCGAAGGCTGGCTAGTGTACTTGTACCACTTGGGTAAACCTTTTTTGTAAAGGGTTCGACCAACAGCGTTTATGATTTTGCCGGGAATTTGCAAATCGTCCACAAGAAATACAACACGATTAAGTTTTAAATCATATTTAACTTTGATGTGTTTTTCTTTGTGCAGATGGTAGCACTGTACCCTGTGCAAGTAATCAACAGCTTCCTTGCTGTACTCTGGTTCAATGAAACTGTCGGTGGGTAAAAACTCTTTTGTTTCTACAACAGATTGTTTTCTGTCTGGCACTGTAAACAAGGAGCCAAGAGATGATGTTCTGTTTAGTCCAACAAACTCAACGCCTTTGTTATCACAGTCAGCTTTAAAACAATTGTATATTAC